GTCAAAAGTAGAAAATTTAAAAGAAAAAGAAGTAGTAAAATTCACTAAAGAAGAGATTTCAAAAGTTAAGAGCTTTAGAGATGATTTTTCACTAATAACAGCTAAACTAGGAGAGATTGAAATAGAGAACATTATTTTAAAATCTCAACAAACTAATTTAGATAATTATAAAGCTGAACAAGAATCTAAATATGTAAAACTTAGAGAAGATGAAATCAAATTAGCAGGTGAATTAAAAGAAAAATACGGAGATGGTGAATTCGATTTAGAGACTGGTATTTTTACACCACAATCTTAAATATATCGTTTCACATTTTTCAGAGTATTTATTAGTATAATAAACCAAAAAAATTAATAGGAGAATCAAATGGCAGAAAGAATAGTAAGTCCTGGCGTTTTTACAAGAGAAAAGGATTTGTCGTTTCTACCTCAAGGGATTGGTGAAATTGGAGCAGCATTAATAGGTTCAGCAGTAAAAGGACCAGCATTCGTTCCAACAACAGTATCATCCTTTCAAGAGTTTCAGCAAGTATTCGGTGGATTGACAGAGGATTCGTATCTACCATATACAGCTCAAACTTATTTGGAAGATGCAGGTACTGCAACAATCGTAAGAGTATTAGGACAGAACGGATACACACTTGAAAACCCTGTAGCGTTAACAATATCATCATCAAATGGTGCTAAAGTAGCTGCAGTATTACACCCAACAACACAAATAACATCTGATGTAGATGTATTTAGAAGTTCATCAATAGCAGACCAATTTGGTTCCGCTAAAGTATCGGGCTCTTTATTTACATTATCTTTATCAGGTTCAACATTTGCAAACACTAACTTTAGTGCATCACTAAATCCAACAAGTGATAATTATTACACAAAATCATTTGGATTTTCACCAAAAGGAGCACAAAAAGGATATGTTTTATCAAACTTTAAAACATTCCAAACAGAAACATTTGCTAAATCTGGTGAAATACCTGTTGTATCAATAGATTTTGGAAAAGATATAGATTACACTAAAGCATATAAAGAAGCATCAACACCTTTTATTACATCACAAAAAGTTGGTGGTAACACTACTAACTTATTTAAGTTCCATACATTATCACATGGTACGGCAACTAACTATGAATTCAAAGTAGGAATACAAGATATTAAACCAGCTGGTTCAGTTCCTGGTTCTGAATATGGTTCATTTACTGTGGTTGTAAGAAGAGTAGACCAAGATAAGATTGCTGGTTCACCATTTGTAGGAGTAGTTGATTCAGATATTAGACCTAATTTAGTTGAAACTTTTCAAGGTGTTAATTTAGACCCTGATTCACCAAATTACATCGTAAGAGTAATCGGTGATAAATATATTACTGTAGATGCAGATGGAAAATTATCAACAAATGGTGATTATCCAAACAACTCAGAAAATATTAGAGTAGAAGCTTCAAACGCGGTTAATGATAAGGGTATAGATGAATCATTAGTACCTTTTGGATTCGCAGCATTACAAAATCCATTTGGAACTGCATTTGCATTACCAAATCCAACTTATGTATCTGAACAAAAAATTAATCAATCTTATAATCCTAAGAAATTCTACGGATATGATTTTAATTTTAGTGGAACAGATAATAGAAACTTCCTATCACCAACTCCTGATTCGGCAACGGCAGTAGTAGGTACGGCGTTTTATTTAGGTGATAATAATCAAGATGTAGGTGCTAACTATCCTTCATCTGCATCACCAAACACAGCAGCAATATCATTGAATGATTCAATTACATCAATCAACTCTAGAAAATTCATCGTACCATTTCAAGGTGGTTTTGATGGTTACAAACCAAATAGAGTAGTTTCTTTAGGAGAAGATATTACTGCAGGAAATACACAAGGATATGATTGTTCATCAAATACAGCACTTGGTACATTAGCTTTCAGAAAAGCAATTAACTCAGTATCTAATCCTGATGAATTTGATATTAATATGTTAGTATTACCGGGTATCATACACAGATTACATTCTTCAGTATCATTATTCGCTAAAGATATGTGTGAAGATAGACAAGATACATTCTTTATTATGGATGCATCAGCATGGAGTGATTCAATATCTACGGCAGTTAACGCTGTTCAACCATTTGATTCTAACTATGTTGCATCTTACTATCCTTGGGTTAAGATACTTAATACAGATAAAAACAAACCTGTTTGGGTTCCGCCATCGGTTGTACTTCCAGGTGTTATAGCATTTAACGACCAAGTGGCCGCTGAATGGTTCGCACCAGCTGGATTGAACAGAGGTGGATTAACTTCAGTAATTGAAGCTAAGACAAGATTGACGAGAGTTGAGAGAGATGCACTTTACGAAGGTAGATTGAATCCTATCGCAACGTTCCCTGGTCAAGGTGTTACTGTATTTGGACAGAAAACATTACAAGCTAAACCATCTGCATTGGATAGAATCAATGTAAGAAGATTATTAATTGCTGTTAAGAAGTTTATCGCTTCTTCAACTAGATACTTAGTGTTTGAAAACAACACTGCAGCTACTAGAAACAGATTTTTATCAATTGTTAATCCTTACTTAGAATCAATTCAACAAAGACAAGGTTTATTCGCATTTAGAGTGAAGATGGATGAAACCAACAACACTCCTGATGTTATAGATAGAAACATTATGGTAGGTGAGATATTCTTACAACCAGCAAAAACAGCAGAGTTTATAGTACTTGATTTCAATGTATTACCAACTGGAGCAGCATTTCCAGAATAGTATAAAATAATTTAGTTCCCCTTTTTTAAGGGGGACTAACTATTTTTTGAAATAAACTATATTTATTATAAAGAATTAGAAACGGAGAAAACTAAATGGCACAATTATTAGACCCAACAGAAGTAATGTTCACATCATTCGAGCCGAAGATGTCGAACAGATTTATTATGTATATTGAGGGAATCCCAGCATACTTAATAAAAGCCGCTAACAGACCAGAAATAACAAACGGTAAGGTTACAATTGACCACGTTAACGTTAGAAGATATGTTAAAGGTAGAAGTGAGTGGAGTGATTTAACAATTTCACTATATGACCCAGTAGTTCCATCAGCAGCACAAGCAGCAATGGAATGGGTAAGATTACACCACGAATCAGTAACGGGCCGAGATGGTTACTCTGATTTCTACAAAAAAGATATCACATTTAACAGTTTGGGTCCTGTTGGTGATAAAGTAGAAGAGTGGACACTTAAAGGAGCATACATTCAAACAGCAAAATTCTCAGATATGGATTATACTGGTGAAGATTTAGCAACTGTAGATTTAACACTTACATACGATTACGCAATACTACAATACTAATTATAAAATTACATTAAGTATTACAAATTTAGAAACCCTAACAGAAATGTTGGGGTTTTTTCGTTTAATTAATATTATTTATATATTTATATATGGTTAACCAACATTAAATAAGTTTTAAAACAGAGAATTGTTATGAGTAAAGAAAAATTACA